GGCGTTGCTCTCGGAGGTAGCCGCGTTAGATTCTGAAGTCGCCGCAGCGCTTGCTGAGCTCGCCGCATTGCTCTCGGATGTCGAGGCAGCGGAGGCGCTATTGGCGGCATTGGTCTCGGAGGTGGAGGCACCACTTGCCGAGCTTGCCGCAGCGCTCTCAGAGCTAGCCGCATTGTTCTCAGAAGTCGCCGCAGCAGATTCTGAGGCAGCAGCGTTGGACTCGCTGGTTGCGGCTGCGCTTTCTGAGGCAGCGGCTGCACTCTCAGAGTCCGAGGCCTTGTTGGCGTGGTGGAGCGCGGAGAAGTCATCAACCCCATCACCGCCAGCGGCACTAGAGATCAGACTGTCTTCGGCCTTATTAGCCCACTCACTGGCATAGTCTTGAGCATCTTCGGCTGAGGACTGCGCTGACTCAGCGGCACTTTGAGCACTCTGCGCGGCACTCTTAGCAGCCTCAACATCAGCGACATTGATCGCTAAAGAGACTTTGCTGGTATCGATACTGGACGGGGCAATGTGCCGGGTATCCACCACAAACAGGTTCTTGGTGGATGGGTCACGAAAGACGTCATTGACAAAGTAATCGGTGCCCGAGGCATAGTCGCCGCGATAGGTAAACCCATCCAGTAGCGCCATATCGCCGACGCTGTCGAACCCCACCACCTTGTTGCGGCGCTGCGTCGCCGTGGCAGCGACCTCATGGTTAGAGCCATCAGCGACCAGCTTTAAGGAGCGATCCGTCTCGGTTTCGATTGTGCTAAAGGCCGACGCTACTGAGTCAAACTTCGCATCGACCTCATCGGCGCGCACCGTGGTGCCGGGTTGAAAGCGCTGGGCTTGGTTGGCGTTATCGTAATATCTAGCCACGACGTAACCTCCGGGGTTCGTAATTCAAGGTGTAGCCATACAGGATGTGCGGCAGTGTGGTGCCGGTTGAGAATACCGAGAAACCAATCGACTCCCCTGACCCCGCGACATCAACCGGATCGGTGGCAAGGACAGGCGCTGACCATGCAAAGCTATCCCAGGCATCCACATTCCAAAGCCCACCAGTGTTCTCGTACTCTAAGAAAAAGCGCAGCTGACGGGCGGTCTCGGTATCACCGTAGTCGAGCTCGGGGCGCACAGAGATGGTCTGCTCGGTGCCTGAGTCAATATCAAAAAACGCCCGGCGGTATCGCTTTTTTGCGCCCGGAGCATTGAGATCGGTGTAGGCCAATGTCAGGAATCCGGTAATCGGGTTGCCGTTGAACGACGGTGCATCGTTATCCATCCGGTAGACATCCCCGGACTCATCCCCAATAAGCAGTATCTCCTCACCCCCATCACTCTCCCCGCCGTGGGCGGTGGTAATTTGGATTGGAAACTCCACTGTGGTGGGCCCAGCAGGTGACCAGTAGATTCCGCTTTTGTCGTTGAAAAACAACCGATACTGGACCCGGCGCTTCGAGACCATCGAGGCCACAACCCGCTCGCTGTAGTTGTCTTGGGTAAATAGCGGCTCTAGCGGGGCACCGGGCAAGCTGGGGCTGAAATCGCCGAAGTCATTGGAAGCTTGTAAGCTGGTGATCCCGCGCTCAGCGACAAAATAAGGATCGCCAAACGAGCGCATTGAGTAGGACTTGGCGCCCGAGTTAGGCACCGTAATTTTGAGCTCAAAGTTCTGCGGCGAGGTCCCAAAAAGCGCCTTAACTGAATCACGGCAGCCGATGTGCAGTGTCCCGCCAACACCCGATAAGATTCCTCGAATCTCTTGCGATACCCCGATCTCACCTGCCCCACCGGTGGCAGCGTCCCACTCATTGGGATCACCAACACCTGAGTGCTGCAACGAGCCAGACTCAAATCCAAGGAATAAATGATTGGCGTGGACCTCGATAAACTTAGCGCCAGACGGCGCATTGCTAAGCACCCGGAAACTGCCATCGACCCCTAGCTCAAAGGGCTTGCCTAGCCCCACACCATAGAGTGATCGTCCCGATGCGGTGGCAAGAAAATTGCCCTCAGCAAACTCATGACGAGCCGGATTGAGGTTGCCTTCGGTGCCGCTGACTGCGCTCCATGCACCGTTGCTGAGCTCATACATTGTCGCGGTTGTACCGCCGGTGTCCGCTCGGATCGCGTAGTATTCATCAGCAAAGCTCACCACACCGAGGATCGGGCCCTCACCAGGGAGCGTCGCACCGAGCTGATCGTAGCCTTCAATGCGCCGATAGCCACCAGTGATGGGGCACTCGTAGTTAACCGCGAACAAGCACTTACCCGGCTCGACTTGACGCACCGGGGTTACCAGATCAATCCCACCGCCAAAAGGCACATAAGCTGTCCGGGTCATGCGAGCGGCCCTTGTATCTCAACACCGGGGAGCTCGCGGTTGACCATCGCTTGATACACACCCGAGAGGCTGTAGTCGGCTTGCTGAACGACCTCAGGGGCATTCTCATAGAGCCCGTATTGACGTAGCGCGGCATAGACAATCGCGTAGTGATAAACGCTCGGTGCACGCGGGACATCGTTGTTAGACTGAAGTATCTGTGGCTCGCGCCAATACTCAAACGTGATATCGGCGGTGGTATCGGGGAAGTCCTCAAGGTGTAGCTGACCCGAGGGGTCGAGCGCGGCACGTCGAACACCCCCACCGCTTGGCTCACGAAACTGCTCACGAAACTCATGCCAAGGCACAATCGCGACATCGCGATCTCGGTAGTAGAGCGTCTCGGGGTCGATCGCCGCGACATCGCTTGGCAAATCGTAGACCCGAAAACTTGGCTCAACCTCGAGCGAGCCCTGCGCCCAAGCGAAGTTCCATCGCTGGTGGCGCTCCTGGAGCCGGACCCACTCATTGGCGATCCACTCCACTAGGCGCTTGTACTCACCGGTCTGGCCCTCGACGTTGGCGGGCCCGGTGCCGGCTGCACCCGCTTCCCGGCGCAGTGCTTGGCACAGCTCAAGATAGGTCACGCTACAACCTCACGGATAATCTGGAAGGGATAGGCGAGCACCTCTTGGTGTGCCATCGTGCGTGGGTCGTAGATCTTTTGTTTGGCGTTGCTTAGATTCTCAACGACCGCTTTAGGCACAGTGACTTTCTCGCCACGCAAGATAGTCCACATGTTGCCGTTGACGCCGACCCGTACCGGCTGTTTATCGACGCTATCGGTGTTGATAACGATCTCGTAGTTCACACCTGCCTCGGACAGATCCTCGCCCTGGGTGATCTCAGGGGCTGGCTCGCCCAGGTGTGCACGAATGCGCTCAGCGAGTTTTTCGGTGCTGATCGCGTTATGGAATTCGATGCCTAGATCGGCGGCGGCCTCTTTGAGGTCATCGCGGCTCATCTGGCTTACATTGAGTTCGGACATTGCTTTATTCCTCATGTCGGAAACAAAAAAACCCCGCATCAGCGAGGTCTATCAAGGGTGATTGGTAAAGGCTTATTTCTTCTTCGCTGTTTTGGCAGCGTTTTTGAAATCTTGCTTGCTGGGGCGGCCTTTCTCGCCCTTGCGTGCCATGCGCTCTTTGGAGCCATTCTTGATGCGCTTGCGCTTGGCGTGGATGTTGGCGTAGAGCCCTTTTGACATTGGGTGTCTCCTAGCTAAAAAAAGGCGCCACCCCCGAGAAAGGTGACGCCACAGCGCTTAGCTCAGGTCGGTTGCCGCTACCTCAGCGCGCACCAACCAGTCCTCATTGAGGACCTTGGCGACGAAGTAGGACTTCCAACCCACCGAGCCCTTCTGCCCCAGCGGGTCACCGCCACGCGGTGTGTCGGGGTTCAAGACTTTCGGGGTGATGGCGTTTGAGCCCTTCAGCGGGATCAAGCCGTAGCTCTCTTTAGCCACATAGATGATCGGATAGACATTGACGTTGGAGCCGTCATTGACCATGCCGTTCGTTGTGGTGCTACCGGCGCCCTCAAACTCATCGAGGACCGGTGAGAGGATGTAGCGCACATCTTCGACTTTGCCGATCTCATGGGGCAATGCCTCCATCGAGCCATACTGCTCGGTGGGGGTGAACCCAGGCATGTCACGGATATCAGCCTCTAGGTCGGTGTGAGCGAACGCAATGTACGCTGCCGCCACTGGCTGGGTGTCGTAGTTAGGCGAACCGGAGATCATGCTTGTGACCTTTTTGCCACGGTTGGCCTTGATGGTGCGCGTAATCAAGCGCTGGCGGTCCAAGCTGATCGGTGTATTAACATCCGAGCGGCTTGAGCCGTTTGCGTAGACCACGTTTGTGCCAGCCCGGATCGCGCCCCAGGTCTGGTACTCAACGGTCTCAGCGGCCTGCTCACCGCACAGCATCGCTGCATCGGAGAGGACCGGATCTTCAGCGAGATCGTTGACCACATCAGTGATCTCAACAAAAGCACCCCACTGATCGAGCTGCACCTGCACATCTTCGTACTGCATCTGCTGTGCCGAAGGGGTGGTGCCCTCGCTTAGCGGTGTCTCTAGGGTGGCGAATGGGACCGGCCGGCGGAACTTAACCGTATCGGCTTTGTTCTTGGGCAGGGGCTTGGACTGACCAAACTTGCTGAGAACCAGGATCGGCTCAGCATGCTGGAGCATTTCGGTGGCCGCCCACGCAGCGGTACGCTGCGAGATTGAGCCATAAGTGGTTGTAGCCATTGTTACTTACCTCGTTTGGATGCGTAGTGATCGAATGCAGCCTCGAAGTCCTCGGGGACCCCACCCTTTTGTGCCGTGCCCCGGCGGGATACGGTTTGGGCGGAGGCGAGTCGTTCTTGGCGTTTATCGGGAGTGCCTTCACGGCTATCCAACTGCCCGGTCTGGCTTTTGTAGAGATCCATCAATGCGGCCGCTTCGGCGGCATCGTTTGACTCGGTCAATGAGCGCAGACTCTGTGGCTGTTGGTTGAGCCACTCAGCAAACGCCGGCGCAGCGACCACCTCTTGCCAATCCGGGTGACGGGCTGAGAGCGCGTCGACCTGGGTTCGGAGGTAGTTGTCCTGGGCCTGTTGCTGGATGGGTTGCACAGCGGACTGAAGCTCTTCGATCCGCTGCTCGAGTTGCGCCTGACGTTGCCGGTCTGCCTCAATCTGACGTTTCTCAGATTCCAGACGGGCATCAAGCGCTTTTGCCACCTCGGGGAAGTCATCTTGAAGCGCTTGCCAATCCTTCACACCCGCTGCATCTGCAGCGTCTTGGCGTGCCTGATCTTCAGCCGATTCCTTCCCGGATGTGTTCTGGGGTTGCTCTAACTTAGACTGCAGCTGATTGATCTGACGCTGATAGGCGCCCAATCGCCCACGCTGACTTGCCTCGGAGTGCTTGAGCTTTTGGTTCTCTGCCTCAAGCGCAGCGAGCTTTGCGCTTAAATCATCATCGCCCGGTTGCTGCTCTTGTTCTTGCGGCTCAGTCTCGTCGTCGGGCTCATTGGCGAGCGGATCTTGTGATGGCGCCTCGCCGGTCGCGTATTCAGCAAATGCAGTCTCGAAATCATCTTCCGACTGCGGCTCCTCATTGAGCGGCTCGTCTATCATTGCGGATCTCCTTTAGATCGGCATAAAAAAACCGCCCTGGCAGGCGGTTTAGGTGGTGCGTTAGCTGTCAAGAATTACTTGACAACTGGCGCGGTGGTTAAACCGTTGGGTCATCAGGCAGCGCGATCAAGTCACCAAGGACTTGTATTCGGCCACGGATGCGCTCGTCATTCTCAGGGTTGGCGCCACCAATTAGGCGCTCGATCTCGCCTTGCCGCTGATCGGCTGCCCATGCCTTGACCGCTTGCCAGGTCGGGCTGTTTTGATCAATCGATGCCATTGGTGGGCGCCTTAGTAGCTGTCAAAGCCCATATCTTGGTTGCGGTCACGGGCAACCCGCTCGGCTTGCTTGTCAGCGAGCTCGGCGGCGACCTTGTCTCGCTCGGTCTGAATCTTCGCAGCGGTCCGCTCGCGCTCAGCTTGGAGCTCGGCGGCGGTCTTTTGCATGTCCGCTTCAAGGCGCTGTGACTCGAGCCCTGCCTTTTGCTCGAGCTCGGCAAGGGTTATCCCCTCTTTGAGTGCGATCTCAAGGCGTGCCCGCTCTTGCTGAGTCTGTAGCTCAGCGGACTTATACTGCTGATCGAATTGTTGACCTTGACGCTTGAGATCCATTTCCTGAGCGGCCTTGGTTGCCTCGAGCTCAGCTTGTTGTTGCTTGAGCTGGGTCTCGGCTTGTTTAATCTTGAGTTCCTCGACCTTAATCTGGGTCTCGGCATCGGGCCCCTGCTGCTGCTGGAGCTGCTCGAGCTCTTCGTCGTCGCGGGTGACATCATCGGCGCTGACTTGCATGGTGCGAAGGATTTCTTTGTACATCGCCTGCCAATCGGTCATCTTGGCAAACTCAGGGTTAGAGCCTGCCAGCTGCGCTAACATCATCAGCTTCTCTTGCTGCTCCTCGCGAGCAATCAAAACCGAGGTGCCTTTGGCGATGATGTCAAAATCGCCCTTAATCTCGGGGCGATCGGTGTAAGCCATGTGAAAGTCATAGAACCGTCGGACTGTGGGAACAGTGATCCCGTCGTCGAAGTTTTTCACCGCGCTGCGTAGCACGATATTGGAGTTGTTCATCAGCATCTGCATGCCGGTTGCGGTCCCGGCGCCCGGTCCACCCCGAACACCCTCACCTTGGAGCAGGATCGGGAGATTGGTCTCGGTGTCGGCAAGCTGCTGTGCCATCTGGAAGATCGCACTGAGATCGCCTTGGTTAGACTGAATCCCATACACGCCAAAGGCTTGGTTGACCGGGACATCCCCGGTTGCCACCCAGGTCTTCATGCGCTTGATTGTCCAGTCGCCATCTTGTGGCGCGACAGCGCGCTTGTTCACCACCACCTGGGGCCCTGCTGAGACGGCAGCGTTGTCCATCATCATCCGCCACGCAGCGTTGGTGACCTTTTGCGGCTGGCGCATCAGGTAGGGCACCCCAAACCCGAAGACGCTCGAGCCATCGGCTTCCCAGTTAAAAACTGAGTACGGGATCGAGCCGGAGTCGAGCGGGTTCAGTGAGGCTTTGACGACTTTGTTGCCGACCATCAACACCGAGCCGGTGTACTCGATCAGGGGATCTTCTTCAATCTCAACGCCCGCGGCTTTGAGCTCCTCTTTATCGAGGGGCCCCCAATACTCCCACATCTCCCAACGCTTGGCTGTTGAGACGGTGTCTACACCCGTGATCTCACGCAACTCATCGCGGCGGTCGTTGGCAATGTGCCCATAGCTCTCGCCGTCATCCATCGCTTGGCGGAGCTGATCGACCATCACACCGGGGAGATCGGCAAGCTCACGGAGCTGTTTGCGGTTAATGAGTTTGCGCTCGAAGACAAACTCCACCTCTTCCATGTGTTGGGCCGACATATCCGGGAAAAAATCCCACGGATCAACCCGCTCCACAGCGGGCCGATACTCCTGCTGTATCTCGAGCGCTGATTGACCGGTGGCTGGATCAGTGGACCAAGCTTGGCGGGTTCGGTTGACAATCGTTGGGCCTTTAAGAATGCCGGTCCCATAGATGCAGGCATCCTCGATAATGTCGCGGGCTTGTGCGTAGTAGCGCGCCTCCTCAAAATCATCCGCGATCTGCTCTTCCATGGAGCGGGCCGCCTCATCCGCACCTTCTTTGGCTGCCTGTTTTTGCTCCTCAGGCACCAAGACACTGGTGGTGGGGATTGGTGTGGGCTTGATGCCATAGTTGCGGTCATCGTTTGGCAGCAGCATATCGGCAAGCCGAGAGACCGCGGCACGGGTCTTGTTCCGGGTGATGTTCACAAACACCGAGGACCGCCCCTCCATGCGCTCGAGCTCATCAGCGGTGTACTCGCCGTGATACTGACGTAAATCAGCGAGCCACCGGGTCTCAATCATCTGCCGTGCAGCGACCTGATCCTGGGCAAGGCGGTGGAGCTTTGAGCCCAACACCTGGAGGTCTTCTTCGCGCTGAATCGCTTCAGCCTCCTCAGGAGATGTGTCCATCGTGTATTCGTCCATCAGTAACCTGCCGTTGGGTCGGCCGCAACTTGCGGCGTGATGTCATTGTCTCGGGGCCTTGTATCAGCGTTGTGGAGCCCCAAACACAGATAGCGCGAGGCATCCATCAGGTGATCGTTCTCTTTGACCACTCGGCCCCTTTCATCGCGCCGATACAGCCGATATTCCGCTAGCCAGTGTTGGAGCGTAGAGAACACCTTGAGCCGCCCAGTCGAGAGCCGATCGAGCATCTCCATAAGCCCAGACTCGACAGCCTTGTCAGCTTTGTGGAGCTGCAAACCCTCGTCCTCGTAGAGTTGCCACAGCGACTTGCCATCCGATTGGCTGCGGCCACGGGCAGCGGTATCAATAACGCCGGGTATCCACTCGCCGCGCAGTCGTATCGCTTTGGCATGGATCGGCGCCTCGGCTTGGCCCCGGTAGTGCTCGGAGTACAAGTAAACGGTATCGGTCTCACGATCGAGTGCACCCCACACCGCCGCGGTACGGTTCCACCCCACATCAAGGCCATAAATGCGTGGATACCACGCCGGTATCTGGAATGGATCGACCACCACATCCTCCTCAGGAACCGGGAAGATCGCACCCGATCCAAGCGATGGGGTCCCGCTCATCCGCGCCTCGCGCTGGTGCGGGGCAATCGATCGAGACATATCGTCAATGTCTTGCTGACTGAGATGCGGGACATCCTGCCACCCCGCCTGTACAACGTATCGACTCACGGCTTTACCCAGAGCTCGATGCCGTCGAGATCCATGCGCTTGCCTGGGTAGGCGTTGCGGTCGATTCGCGAGGCCAGCGAAAGCGGGACAGTGCCACCAGATGCGCCCCGTTCACGGAGCGTCTCGATTAACTGTTGGCGTAGGCTTGTCGAGGCGCTGCGCTCGCCGGGGATGTATTCCTGATCATTCATGCGGTTACCTTTCAGAAAGTGAAAGCATCCAGCAGACAAGCTAGGCGGTGAGGATCATGTCATCCATCCAGAGAGCCTCGGATCTTATCGACTGCTTTAATCAAGACCTCGGTACCTAGCAGTCCCACTTTTTTCTCGACCAGTAATTTGCGGAAAACTTATCGTTGGCCCCTTTAATCCCAGCGCTTCGGGCGCAGTAGGATTTCTTGCGAGCGGGCTGGTCTTTTTTGATGCTCATATCCGCATCGCCAAAGTTAACCTTTTTGACGTCGGTGCCTTTTTTCGCGAGAACAGTAAATTTTGATTTGCCGTTTCGGTTAACCTTTGGCTTGTTGTAGCCGCCAAACGTCTCGCCGCGGTACTCAAGGCGGTCACCTTTTTTGGTTACATCATCAGTTGTCGCCATCGCTAAACCCTCGGATCTGTTCGCGCCATGCTGAGCAATTAGCCTCAGCGATGGATGTGTTGCTGCTTACACCGGCTCCTGCTCGGATCGTGTCTCGAGAAAATCGACCACCAACGGGGTCAACCCTTGGAGCGGGGTGAACGTCATAAACACCACCCCTTGGGTGGTCATCGTGCGCACCAATGCTTCTTCATAGACATCCCGAGGGACCTCCTCGTCGAGCCACACCACATGCTGCTCAACGCCCTGGAATATCCGCCGGCCCTGATCATAGGAGCGCATCGCAAGCCGCGAGGTGCCGCCGCCGACATGATCTACCGTGATCTCTTCGTAAGCGTTAGCGATACCACGGCTCGGAGTAGGCTTGCCAAGTAAATCGCGGGGTATCAACCCAGTCCCAAACTCCGGGGTGTCGTAGAGACCGCCAAGCAGTTTGTGCTGGATAATGTCGCGCGTTGTCTGCGAGGTATCGCCTGCGGCCAGCGCACGGATCGGATGATCAAAGCGCTTGCCCTGCCACCAATCGGGATATTGGCCGGTCAGGTGATAGGTCATCTCTGCGCCACCGGCGACTGATTTGCCTGAGTTGTGGTGGTAAACCCCAGCGGCTTTGTACGAGTTACACCCCGGTACATGAGCGTCTATTATTGGCTGGTAACCGAGTGGTACAATAGCCTCAATCGATTCACCGCCAGCCATGAGGATCGGATGCCATGGGTAGAAAATCCCCAATCGACCATCACTTTGAGCAAATAAATCAACGGATTCAGGCCGGAGAGCCGACGTACCTGATCGCTGACGATCTAGGTTTTGGTCGCGCTCAACTTCAGAGTTATCTGCGCCGCCGGGGTATACGTAACCCAGCAGGCCGGATGCACCGACAGGTAATTGATGACGCCCGTCTCCGAGAGCTGATTGAGTCTCAAGGTATGACTCAATGGCAAGCCGCCGAGATTCTTGGTGTAACTCGAAGTGCGGTAGACCGTCGCTGCTCAATGCTGGAGCTGCAAACATCGAGAACAGGCCCGAGAGCTGCGTCAGGTCACCACGAATGGTCTGGAGGTCGTGTTCTGGATAAGCACGGGTATATTGAGATATACGCGCCGCTACATCCTCGATGTCGAGAGTCAAGCGGCAGAGTTGCCGAGCATCGTCTTGTATGCGAAGTCGTGCTGGGTCGATACCTAAAGCCGACTGAGGTGGTCGATCATGTAAATAACCACCCGCGACACAACTGGCCTGATAATCTTCGGGTGTTTGACTCCAACGCAGACCACTTGCGCGAGACGCTAACTGGTCAACCGAAATCCAGCCCTCGGGCGTCAATACCCGGTGCCTACGGGAGCAATCAAAAACTCGACCGCTGCCCGTTACCAGACGAAACGCTGGCTCTATGCCCTTTAGATATCCGTCAGTCACTGGAGCGGCACATTCAAATTCACCGTCCCACGCAAGAACATCGCCACCAAAGCCGGAAAACGCTTCTGCGCTCGGGACCAACCCAGTCGGCGTTTCAATAAACGTCCAGGGCGTAACACAGCGGTTCGCCGCCATAAACAATCTTTCTCGGTGCGTCGCACCCGCCCGAAAAAACTCCATGTGCCGGGGATAGAGGTCTCGTCGATACCGCCCCTTCTCGGGGAACAGGTCATTGATCAGCCGGTAGCGCTTGCGCCGGGCTTTCTCCTCGAGGAGCTCAACGAGCTCACGCTTTTGCTCGGTGGTCAGCTGTGTAGGCATTCCTAATTATTTCAGCCGCGACTTGCGGGACGATGGCGTTGCCGTAGGCGCGCAAGCGTCCCACTTTGCCGGGTATCCCATTAGCCAGCGGGAATGTGCCGGATTCAACTGGCCGCCACTTTCCATCTCGGCACCAGAGCCAATCAGAATCATTCCATCGGGTTTGAGTCTGGTTGGCTGATTCGTGTCGATCTGCGCCACTCTCTGAGTCAGGGGAACGCCCGTATCGTGTGGCCTCGGTGGCTGAACGCCTCGACTGTGATCTTGGGATGTTGGGCTCGGCCATCCAGCCATCAGCGACGAGCCGTGCAGATTCGTCGTACCCTTGGCTCCGCTCGGTCTTGTCTTGTTTGAGTCCGGCCCGCCTGTTTCCGTTCGTGGTGTCGGCCACCCAGAAAGCTGAGACGCCATCCCGAGAGTCATGCCAAACCCGTTGTTCCCGTGTTTCTTCTTGACGGCCTCGCGGCGCTGCTCCCATTTCGTATCGGTGTCGTTCTGAGGCCCCGCATTCGGTGTCGGCCAACCCGCCAGTTTGCTTGCATTTGGCAACTCGCTTACTTTGTGCGGTGCGGCTCCTGCGCTGCCCCTGCCGTCGCAATGCATCGGTGTCGGCCAGCCGTGCCACAACCCAGAGTCTCTGTCGGATGTGCGGCGCCCCGACGCTACAAGCTGGAAGTACGCTCGCCCCCGTGGCGTAGCCTTCTCCTTCCAGTGCATCAAGTAGATCATCGAGCCAGTC